GTTAGGGAGATACCATCCCTCGTGAGAAATTTTAAAGAGATTTCTAAACTCTACACAACCTTAGACTCCATTTGGTATCGAAATGCCATACAAAGACGGACAATTTATGAAAAAGAAAAAATTATAATCATGTCCGTAAGCAGACCACGCATTAACTACGTTTGGCGTCGTATTGCCCACCTTCAAAGTGGCAAAAAACAAATCGATATTATCAGTGTCAGTACCATCCACAGATGATCCCTTATCAGCAAAATTTGGATTAACAAATTGAAAATTGAAATTACTATAATATGGGAAGTTTGCAGAAATAGCTGGCTGAATTCGCTGATCGGTCAAAGCCACACCAGAATAAGGTTCTGGTTGGTAAATCAAGTTGATAACCGCTTGGTTATTTATGCTTGTCGATGTATTATTTGCATACACATTGAAATTCGCGCTTGGAGTAATAGTCTTATCATACTTGCATAGTGTCATCCTTTGGAAAGTACGTGGATTAGTTGACTCAATTCCCTCAACATTGAAAGAATGATTTATAGATCCTCGCTGCCCAATAAAAAGAAGAGACACCATTTGATGCATGGTAGTTCTAATGTAATTTACTGTTGTAGTTCCAACTCCAACTGTTTTATTACCTGTCCAATACGCATTAGGAGTGTAGCCGAAATACTTGAGGCGCCTACTAGTTGTATGATGATACAAATTCAATGTGGCAGCTGTAGAGTAAGCAGATGTTTGCACACTGTATTGTAGGAGATATCTATGTAAAAGTGGACGAAAAGATTTCACACACTCACCAAAATGAACTAAATAGCGATTGGGATCAGGCGTTGTCGCCACATTACCAACAACTACTTGTTTTGGTTTAACAGGGTATTCCACTTCACCTGATTGCAAAGCGTACGGAGTATATTGACTCCCGGAGCCGCCAAGTGCTATAAGCCTATTTAATGGTTGAGCAAATTCAATATTATCCGCCGCACGTACAAATATCATGACAGGAATCGATGTAGTAGCAATAGGTCCAGACAATGGATTAACTACGCGCATAGTAATGATACCATTAGAATATGTATCTGTAGAAAGAGCTGATCCATTAAATGTGAAATTACCAACATTTGGATAAGTTTCAAGGAAAGTCAATGCTTGCGAATAGGGAACCCTAAATTCAATATCTTGCTCAGCACCAATATCCACGACCTCATTGAAGACAGTCGTATAATCAGGTACCGAGGTAGTAATATTATTTTTAGGATCCCATGTGATACGCACACGACCTTTATGAAATCTAGTACAAATGAATTTAAAACGGAAGATCATATCACCACGCCAGTACTTAAACAGATTTGCAACATAACCGCATGGTGTAAATTGAATTGGCTTTGATGAATCCGAAATATTAGATGAATAAATTATTGCGGGTGTTACATTTGCTCCAAATGTAAGATTATCTACAGAATCAGTTGATGCCAATATAGCATTACCGATCCATGATTCTCTACCAGCAATATAAGCTAACGATAACTCATCCGTACCATCCAATCCTACAGTCCTAGGATCCAAACAAACTTCATTGTGAGGATCGACAGTCGTTCTATCATTAGGAACAGACACCTCACACGATGAATTCATAGGGAATGCAAGTGGTTTATATGCTGCCACTGTAGCCATGTTAGGTACATTGGTAAAACCAAGTGAAGATGCTGTTTTGGCAAAAGATTTAGTGACACTTGATGTAGCCTTCATATATGGCCCAATAATTGGGATCCTAGACAAAGCTCCAGTAGCGGCAGCTACAGCAGATGCAATCTGAGAAGGTTTATAATCAAACTCGGAAGATTGCATAGCCAACTTTGTAGTTGGAGCATGCAACTTAATCTCTTCCGCCCAGGCATACACATTGATGACAATAGATGTACCTGTAATTCCATTAGCAGACACTAACGTAGAGTATACACATGGAGTAAATAAGCCCATATCTTGGGTGTCCGCCGCAGATGTGATATCTAACCAATTTTTGTGATAGAAAAAGGGCAAAGTCATTTCACCACCTGAGCAAGTTTGAGGAAAAATCCAAACACCAGGACGTTGAGAATATGGCATTAATTCTCCACCTGAATCAGCTTTAATAGTAGTACCATTCAATGCTTCCAAAGGAGAATATGCAAAATACATTGCACCCGAATAAAATGGGGAAGCATTCACAACAAATTTAACTTTAAGTTTACAACTAATAAAAGTATAGTTATTTAATTTATTTTTGATTGGAGTACTATTGAAAAAGAGATACCACGGATTCCAAGTTGTAGCCGTCCCCTGCGCATCTGCTTGAGCCCAGGTATGGGTTTTAATCAAAACAGGGCGAGAGAGATATTTTGCAAGTTCTATCTCAGGTTGTTGATCTCTCAAATTAGTAGTTGATTCATTTGCTACACTCCAAGCAGTGCCAGGAGTTTCATCTAAAAATTCAACTACAGTAGAGGAAACAGTTGAACTAGGTTCTATACCCTGCATGACTGTTTCAGCTTCATCAGATTGTAATTGTAAGGGGGAATCCAATATTTCCTCCTCTTCCTCAGATATATATTCAGGAACATCACGAAGATACTCTTCAATTGATGCCCGAGTTCTGGGGGACAGATAATTATCTGAATTAATATAATGAGTATTGGTCTCATGTGACTCTAAGTTTGTCACACACTGCCGCAAATCTAGTTTTGCAACACAACTTTGGCAAGATCCACATCTTGCATCGTTAATTTGATTAGGAACTTATTATAAGAGATTTGGGATAGTTAGTCCACAAATCAATTTGAGGTATCTCCTCAGGACTCTACTTTTGGGTCGGGTAGTAGAGAACCCAAAGCGCATTAATTGCGCAATTTAGAATTATTCTTAAATTCTAAAATAAGAAAATCCCAAGTTGGTAATTCTCTATCCATATACAGCTGAAGATTGAGAGTCTCTATCCATGAATAAAACAATTTCCTCTTAATTTCAAAAATCTCTTTTCCATACCAGAAGTACTCTCGAGTTGCCGTTTCTAATACAGCCAAAGCTTGTAATTCTTTACAAATAGTCCTAGATTCAACACACATTGTTAACATTTTATCAATAGATGCATGCTCTATGGGGCAAACGCGTACATTCAATTCAGGTTCGAATCTCCAACTTCTGCGTAAGAAGGTAGCTTGAGAAATATTGATGAAAGGTACACTTGCTGCAGTTTTCTCAGCCATGGTAAATTCAATATCAATATCAGCAAGAACTTGTTGCATCTTAGTATGATCTAACCATGTGCAAGCTTTGTTTACACCCATAATCATATCATCTCCATAAGTCATCAAAGCAATATGACGCTTAAAGTCATCGCAAGACCTTTGGGGATGAAGAGTTGTGTAACAATACCGAACATACAAACTATTTGCAAGTCCATTTATGATGACAGTCAATGGGTGACCTGAAGGATTTGTCCCATAACACCTTATTAAATCACCATTAAAGTCAATTGTGGGGTAAGCTGTATCTTCAGCTATTCCTTGAATAACTTTAAGATCACGCTCAGACCAACCTGCGGCCACTAGCATTGATTTGATAATATCAAAAGCCGCTAAAATTACGCTAGCAGGCATACGTTTATCGAATTTACCATAGTCTCCAGCTACTATACGATCTTCTCCAAATTGGGTAACATATTTATAAATATCATCCCATTCTGTGGATTGCGCTATAGTGCCAGGACCAGCTTCAAATAAGAATCTATTTTTCTGAATAATGCGAATCGTAGAGAGCAAATATTTCCGCACCACTAAACTCCACGGCATAGGAGCTCCACAAAATACACGTGTTTTTCCTTCCAATATTTTTGAAATTTTTGTGGGTTCATCTTTAAGAGATGCTGTAAAGACGGGACAGTACACTTTTCCAGATTCATAACAATCAATAATTTTATCCATTTCGCATTCTATTCCCCCAGATACCTTCACAGGGTGCTGCAAATCATCTACAGCATCAATAGATTCTAAGAAATACTTCTTTGATTTACGAAAAGGAAATCCAGCGCTGGTATTACGTGGCATCTTATCTACGTAAGCCAAACCAGGTTTACCATTAACTGCAGTTAGTGTATCATACACCACGAGCTCTTTCAAATCACTTTCTGTTAATTTGGAAAGGATGTCGTGAGCGAAACTTTGTGTACAATGTTTCAACAGGGTTAAATCTATATGAGTCACAGGACGGGACATATCAATCATTGCTCTCCTCCAAGGAATATAACTATTCATTAGTGGAGCTCCAGTTTCTTTAATGTACCCGTTAGATACGGCGAGATCACTCATTAAAGTTTCTGTAACGCGCGATTTAAGCGCGCCTCGAAATCCTGCTAATGATCCATACACCTCGACAGTACCATTTTCAATATACCTTACTGTAGATTTGGGATGCAAATTCACGAGTTCCTGCTTGTACGCTCCAACTTGTAGAGTAGGAGAATTGTTAGACATAATAACAAAATGTTGCTTATCCAAAAATTCTTTGGTTATCTGTAGAGAAAATGCTTCACCTGGCCTACCTCCAAGAACATGGAAACCTAAAATTATAGGTCCCATAGCTGATTTAATTATTAAAGTTGATCCACAATCACCCATCTTGGTAACATCAGGCACAACACCCTTCCATACATTACAATCAATGTACGCATCTTTATTTGTATCAGCAAATTGAAAATTTTCTATTAGCTGAGTATTCTTGAAAGGTACTGTAGTTACTTGACCATCTTGTGCTCGAGAAACATATTGCCCATCAAAACGACCTTTAAAAGATTCCTTGGCAAACAAATCTCTAATATCTTTCTTAGGAGGAATAGCTGGAAGATTTACGAAAATCACATCCTTATGGGGGTATCTCAAGCACTGATCTGGGGTAACTAAAGTTGTTATATTTGTCGTAATCCCATCTTTTCTATTTTGGTTTACAATTTCTAATTCAAAGGATTCGAAAGGTAAACAATGATTGTTGAACATATATACATGTCCACCAATACATATACCCTTTCCAAATTTCTCTTTAATGGTATCTTCTGTTCTTCCTCGTGCGATATAATACACGCAATTACGTTGGATATGTTTCACCATATCATCCAAAGACCATTTATTCATCGATAATGTAGACGGGGTAACATCGAATGGAGTGCATTCAAATGTATCCTTATACCACACATTTTCGTGCTTATCCCCTTTTGATTGGGGAGAAACACCTCGATCCGCGGAAGATCCTTGAAAATTCGTACAGGATTTGCACTCGACTTTCTGTTTACATTTATCGCAACCACCACACAAGAAATCATGTTCTTTTTGATTTGTATTAGCTGCAAAATTTAGCAAATAGCGACTTGTCTTGAGTAATGTCACAGCAGCAGCTATGGCAGCACAGAATACAACAACTTTAGGTTTACGAATAAATCTATATGCTTTGTACCCCAACAACCAAAAGCAAATATGACGCATTTCTGGAATATGCATCAACTTTGCAGCGATAAAGAAAAAGTACCACCTTCCATAAAGGAAATAGACTACGGGTTTACCAAACCAAAATCTATCCATAAACCATAAAATAAAATAGTACCACATAACTATGATCCTATTTACCCATGACATAGTGGATATGTTTTCTAAAATCTTCTTAATAGTAAATTCTCTTCCTACATCATCTGGTTCACTGTCTATATTATCTCTCATTCTCTGATACACTCTCTCCATCCAGGGAGTAGTAGGGATGAAGTGATCAACATGAATAATTTCCCCCGATTGTAATGTAATCATGATCTGATTACACACAGGATCTACGCATTTCTTTTTTGGTATTTCGTGTTTGCACAATTCTACTTGACGCATATCCTCATCGCATTTGAGAGCCTGAGATTGTATCATCTCCGCAGATTTAGCCACACCATTAAACCAATTTAAAAAAGAATATATGTCTTCAAAAATGTTCTCTGTGATCAATTCAGCTGTCTGGCCCATGTGTAACACTGGACGAACAGATTTGTCGACAGGTACAACCCTTTTGACAGTTATTCTCCACAAATCTGGATACTCACCTGGTTCACTAATAGGAATCTTGCGTGGATCAATCATGGGTCCATTATCTCTTCTGTATTCTTTCTTCGGTTCTATAGAAATCACATACGGTAAACGACGCTGAACAGCCAGAGGACAAGCGAAATATGTTTCTGCATTTAAAGTTTCCGTGTTGGACGTGGCTATAACTAGACGAGCTTGAACTGGTGTTTTGCCTTTATCTGAAATATCAGCTTGAGTAGGTACATATGGTACATTATTCACCACTTGCAACATCTCTACAAGAGATGGATCACATCCTTGAGCTGAGTTGGGGTGTAAATATGCTATATCATCTAGTTGCAAGCACCATTGACTAGAGTTAAAATTAGTCCAATATTGATCAAAAGCATTACGAGTATACTTAAATTCATCACCTATAGGCAAATTGAATAATTTACCATAGTGATAAAATAGTAATTTTGTGAATTGACTTTTGGCAACACTAGATCCACCATGAACCAATACTGCAAAAGGAGCCTTACGTTCTTGCTGTGCTAGTCTCTTGGTTTTGCAGTCCGCTCTAATATTTTCTAAATCAGACAACAACTTTCGTACAATCATGACACCAGCGTCTTTCTTTGGTAAAAATTTTACCATCGCATTACCTTTATCAATGCATTCATCTAAATCACTCAAAAACTCGAAGACTGTGAATCCATGAGGTTCAGGATTTGTAATAAATTTACTCTTAATCCGTAAGTCTTCGCTTTTCTTGATCCAAGCATCATAAGAAGATTCATGGTGCAAAATCGGATCTAAAGTTCCCGTCACCATGCATTGATAACCAGTTTCACTGAGAAAAACTATGGTATCCAAAACACAGTGAATAAAATCGGGACCTAAATGATATTCATTTTTAAGTGCCTCTTGTTCAATTTTAGAAAATCGCTTTTTATCAAATTTCACACCCATCTTATCAAAAAGAGATGTTCCTATACAAAACATCAAAAATCTATACAATTTGGTGAATATTGGTAAGCGTTTAATACTTTCATAATTTCGCAAAGCATCCTTAAACTTACTGAATAGGGTTTCATCTGATCCATCTTGAAACGAAAACTCCATCAAGTTATTCCATTGTTCAAGTAGCAAAGAAGTAAGGGATTTATTAGATCTACATTGTGCAAATACAGCAATTGCTAAGATGTAATCTTCACGGTCTTTGGCTTTCATTATTAATCTCATAAACGTAATTATATTTTCTGTAAGTTTAATAATGTATTCTGCTTCTTCAGATAGAGACACAGGAGTTTGGATTTCTAAATCTTGAAGCTGATACTTTAAACCTTCAATTTGTTTCTGTTTTTCTAAATTTTCAAGATACAGTTCTAACCAGTACCATCCGGTAATTGGTTGATGAAATCCTTTTGTGCGACACAATTTACCAAAATCAGGCAAATCTTCAAATTCGCACAAAGGAGATTGTGATTCAAAATCACACTTTAAAAC